ATATGATTCCTTAACCTTACTTCAATTTCATTTATTGTAAAACCAATGTAAATTTTATTATTTTTTAAATTGGTTATTTTGTAAATATATGCCATTTAAAATATCCACTCATACTCCTATTTATACAAAATAATACACATAAAAAGGTGGGTAAGTTTTCATTTTATTTTTATTTAGTTATACCCTGCCGTAAACTTGTGCCAGTCTATAGCATTCTTGATGGAGTAATTTCTATTCGTAATCATCTTAATGACTTCTTCAAGAAACTTAAGCATAACATCATAATATCTAATCTTCAAATCAATCTTAGACAGTCTCTCATCGGCGTCCATATACCTCTGTATGGCGTCCTTTTCTCTTACCTTATACGGAAATGGTTCTTCGGCATAGACCTCTGCTGTTGCCTTTCCTGTGTAGTAGTTATAGCGTTCCAACCTGACTCTATTATGTGTTTCTCTTGCTTTTTCACGAAGAAGAGTGATGGTATTATATAGAGTATAATATTTGGAATGAAGTTGAGGAATTTTTAGTGATTCATCGTGTAAGTTATCAGGGTCTATGACAGAATCTCTTTGCCACATTTCCTGGATTTCATCAAGGTTCATAGGGGTTGATTATTATTATCAAGGATATTATACACAGTATACTTGAAAGCTACGTCTGCTGTAAAGTACTGAATGTCTGTTTGTGTGGCATCAAACTCAAGAGAACTTAATGATACTGGAAATAAATCCTTGAATTTTACCACGGCAGTTGTGTTATAGCTACTATTCAGAATATAAAGACTTCCATCACTAAATGCTCTTTTGGGGTCTTGTGCTTGTGTTGTATCATTTACTATAGTTATTAAATCTTTATATTGCTGTGCTGTTTCTGGAAATCCAAGACCTGTCAACCAATTATGAACTGCCATATAGTTCTCCATGTTCTCATCAACCAAAAATCTTAGAGATAAATCACCATACGTAATTTTATCACCAGGAACATCAATATCTTTTAGGTATGATGGTTGGATGTTGAGAGATAATGTAATTTCTGGTATTCTTGCCGTATTGCAGAAAAAGGCAACTTTAGGTTCTTTTGCTAATGAAAACTTAAACCCAACTGGTGATAGAAAGTTTCTATTATCAATTTGGTTGGGGAAGGAGCAAGGCATTTTTATTTTTATTTAGAGTGATTTGTATATTAAGTTACTTTAGATACTTTATAACCCTTATGTTGCTTTTGCCTTCCTCTTGCCACATGCATCATATTTCCTGGGTCTAAACCTCTTTCTAAGGAATATTGGCGTAGATTTGTTATAATGACTTCTTCTCCCTCTGGTGTGATTATTTTCCAAGTTTTTTCATTTGCCTCTCTTGCTTTTTGCTTTTGGTAGTCTGTTTGTTCTTTTCCTATATTGGCATTTCTTATTTTTTCAATAGTTTCTGGTGAAAGTTTTTTACCAAGATGCTTTTGTCTATTTTTTTCTTTAGATTCTTCAGTATGTTTTTTGCCTAGTAGGGGATGAATTCTTCCTTCGGCATATCCTTTTTTTACAGACTCACTTACTTTATTTCTAACTTCTTCATTTTTCATTGGATTTTTATCTCCAGCAAATCTACTTGGATTTAGTTTGGATGGATTAAACCTTGACGACCAACCGACACCTTTATCGTTCCAGTTCATACATAAAGAATTTGATATATTTTGTTCTATTAAAAGAGTTTCTTTTTCTATTAGTTCTTTATCATTATTACAATATTCAAGTATTTCTCTCGAAAGATTTGATTTTTCTTTTATTGATTTCACCCATCTTCCACTGCCCAAATATCCATCATTTATATTTTTAGTTGAGTGCCTTCCGATATAATATTTTCCAGAAATATGTGTGGTCTTGTATATAAAATGTTGCATAAAAAAAGAGAGTCGTAAGACTCTCTTATTTATACTAGTAATCACATTAGGTTTATAACCTTACATGAGATTTGCAACTTTGACTCTCCTGTAATAAGCGTTGAGGTTGTTATTAAGAGCACCCTGACCCACGGTTGTACCTTCAGCGAATGGATTGGCGACCATGCCGTAGCGGGTCTTAAATCCGATTTTTGGTTGGAAGGTGTTCTCACCAACGGCACGAACCATTTGGAGAGGAACATAAGGGCAGTAGAATAGACCAGCGTCATAAGGAGAAGAACCCTTATAACCAACAACGTAGAACTGATTAGGAGCAACGTTTGCCGAATATGGGTCAATATAAACCTTATACTTACCTTGAAGAACGCCAGCAAAGGTATTGCCGGTATCATCAACATTCAGGTTTGCGTTGAGTGCTGGGGTGTAATCAAGAACTCCTGCCATCGCAAGTGCCGAAGCAACGTCTGCGGAGCAAAGAATCATGTTACCCTTTCCTCTACGAGTCTGCTGGGCGATAGCGTTAGCATCGCGCTCGATTTGGAAGATAAGACCCTTGAACTTCTCAACCGACCAACGACCGTTGGAGTCAACGTCAAGGTCAAAAGTACCAGCAGTAGCAGTGTTTGCTTGAGCACCAGGCTTAGCAATCTTGTATACGGTTCTGATAACTTCGCGGTTGATTTCGGCAAGAATCTCAGTTGAGAGAATGTTTGCCAATTCTGCTTCAGCATTCAGACCATGAATTGCCTTGAGGTCTTGAGCGAGCTCAAGTGAATACTCAGCTTTCAGAGCACGGGACTTAGCAGTAACAGTGACTTTCTCGATTGAGAATGCCATTTCGTTGAATGCATTGCCATCACCAAGTGCTTCTGAATCGCCAGTATTCATACCGGTGGAAACGTTGTAGGTTCCTGCGGTTGGAGTATCGTTCAGAACGCTTGGGTTGGTTCCTGACTGAGCAGCAGTAGTACCGAAACCGACGTTACCTGATACAAGGTTGTTGGTAGCACTCTGAGCAGAGAATCTTGTGTCTGCTTCGTCAAAGAATGCTTCAGTTCCAGACTGACTGGTGTAACGTGAACGCATCGCAAAGATGAGTCCAGTAGGTCCGTTCATTGGTTGAACGCCACACAGGTCATAAGCAATCAGATTAGGCATCGAGCGTCTGATTAACGAAATCAGAACGGGGTCGAAACCAGCTGTAGGTCCAGCATTAAATCCTTGAGCACTGCCACCAAATCCACCGGAAGCACCAGCAGCATTGCCAGAGTTGGTTGGAGATTCGTAGAGGAAGTCACGCTCTTCGCGGAGTTCTCTCTCTTGGTTTTCTAGCAGGATAGCGGTTACAGATCTGCGATGTGCATCTTTGATCTGATCCATTCCGGAATAATCCAGAATTGGTGCCCACTTCTCCTGCAAATATTCTGCGTTGAACATTTGCATTTGTTTTACCTTGTTAAAAGTTTTTGTTTGATTGTTTATTATTTAAAAAATCACAGTTTGGCGACTCTTCCCAGAGTCTGAAGGTATGTTGCCATTCTTCCATCAACTTGTGGTTGTTGGGACTGGACATCAGTACTTTCGGATAAGGTTTCAGAGTCATCTCTTTGAGCACTAGTATATGTTGGGAAATAAGATTCCCTCAGAGTTACCAGTTTCTCACGATAGTTTGCTTCACTATCAAACTCAACATTTTCGGCAAGAGAAGCGAGTTTGTCCTTCTGAGAAAGTGCAAGACCCTCAGCGACATCTGCAAAAATTACATCGGCAACCGACTCTGCTAATCTTCTGTTCAGAGCAACATTTCTTTGAATTTGCTCGTTGAGTTTTCCTTCCATTTCATCAAGTTTATCTACCATACTCTCGATTACATCATATCTATCTTCAGGGATTGAAACATAATGATCTTCAAAAAGACCTCTCATTCCTTGGAGGAATGATTCGGTCATTTCAGTTTTGAGACCGTGCTCAACTGCAAGTGCGTTTTCAGAAACCCACTCATCAGCAACATACTCAAGGTATGCATCGACACGATCAACAAGACCTTCTTTGATTACTTCAATTTCTTCAATGAGTGCATTTTCATAAGTTTCTTGAAGTTCTTCTTTGATTTCAACAACCTTAGAACGGATTGCTGCCTCAAAAATTGTTCTTGCCTTTTCTTGGAACTCTTCCGAGAGATCCTCACCAGCAAGGAGAGCATTAACATCTTCTTCGATGTCAAAGTCTTCCTTCATTTCATCTTCGTCTTCATCTTCTTCTTCTTTAGAAGACTTTTTACCTTTCTTTGGTTTTGGATCTTCTTCTTCGTCTTCGTGAGACTCTTCAGATACTACATCTTCTTCTTCATCTTCTTCATCGACAAGATCTTCATCTTCTTCAGTCTCTTCCTTAACACCTTTCATAGGATCTGCTGCAGATGCCTTAGCATTTACAACATCTCTAACTTGTGCAAGAGTTGTGGCAGGATCCTTGAGTTTTGAAGAATCGTCATCGGGACGATAATTTTCTGGAGTTGGACCACCCAAATCTTCCCAAGAACCAGTTTGACCTGGAGTTAAAATAGGAGTTGCACTCTTTGAAGGAGTTTCGGCAGGTGAGGCTCCTTTGGTTACTACGTTTTCCATTTCTTGTAAATTTCTACCAACGGACATTTTTTTAGATCTTGTATTATAATCTATATTTATTTATAATTTATAGATTTCCTAAGAAATCTTGAAACAATTGAACTTTATGCTCTTGTAGAGTTTTTTCATCTACAAGAGTATTAATTCTCTTCTTTGTTTGCTCTGCAAGTCTTTCACGAAGGATTCCTCCTTCCCAAATCCATTCCTTCCCTTCAAATATTCCCTGTACAAAAGCATCGGGAGCAGAAGGATCTGCCACAATATCAGCAGCAGTTGCGAGCATAAAGTCTTTACCAACAATTTTATGACCTTCATTAGTCATTTGGAGTGATCCAACACCACGAGAAGAAACTCCAAGACAAACGCCTTCTTTAATAAGAGATTCGGCAATCTTACCCATAGGAGTTCCAAGAAGTTGTGCCTTACCAATAAAATTGCATCCCTTTTGTTCTAAGGAAACAATCTTATGAGAAACACGGTCAAGATTTACCGTAGGACCATCTGGATGTCCGAGTTCTCCAAGAGCACGACCTTTACAAACGAATGCTTCATTATATCTTGCCACTTCTTTCGCAAGAGTTTCCATCGGATACATTCTACCGTTACGGTTACAAATGTCTCCCTGAAGGAAAACTCCTTGAATAAAGGTTTTAGTTTCTTTACCTACTTTTTCGGTAATAAACTCTACGTGTGAGACTTCTTCTGTGATGAGTTTCATTTTTATTCGGTGACTAACTGAACGATTTCTGTGATACTTACATTTTGAGATCCATCTGCCGCAAGAACACTCACTTTCACACTTCTTGCAATATTTGCATTAGTTGTAGTAATTACTCCAACAATAGAAGAACTATTGTGTGAAATTGTTAAAGAATCATTAAGCACTTGAGTGACTAATTTATGTTCTGTATTAATTCCTGCCGGTTGGGCATTTTGGATAGTAACATAATCACCAACTAAAAATGGATTTCCTGCATTTTCACTAAAAGAAACAATTGTTGATGTTCCCGTAGTAATTCCCGCAATCTTTTGTCTTGCAAGTCTTTCTTTCAATACTTCATTACCATATGGACCAATTTGAAAAGAATTTACGGTGGCAACAGGTTCACTATCAATTTCAACATAGACCGATGTTAGTCCAGTAGAAACTCTCAAATATCCACTTTTAAGAGCAATAGGATTGCTAGTAGTTGCTGCACCCGCAGTTGCAGTTATTCTATTTACTTTTTGTACAACCTTAATTGCCATTACTCTTGGTCCTCCGTATTGTCTTCATCACCAAACATCGATGCCGCAATATAAGGTCGGGCAGAATCAACTCTGTCCGATGCTTTTGCGTATAATATTTCTTTAATTCTATCGGATACATCGGATGCCGAAGCATCTGTTGCAATCAAATCGATAAGTTCTTCCATAAAAACAATTTATTATTATAAGATTATTTATATCTTGCCACCTTTAGGTTCTGGAGGAGGTTCTGGAGCAACAGGTTCTTGTGGAATTTCTTCTGGAACTCCTTCTGCCGGTGGAACTTCCCCACCTTCTGGAATTGGATTTCCCATTTCATCTACCTGAGCATTCGGGTCTGGGAGAATACCTTTAGCAATTTCATCATCAATCTGAGCATCAATTTCGATAATTTCTGAATCAGTTTGACGAAGAATCTTTTTACGAACATATTCGGTAGAAAAATACTTTCCGATATATGCCTCCATAGAAGTAACAAGTGACAATCTATTTGTAAGTAATTCCGCCTCCTTAAGTTCGGCAAAATGATTATCATATAAGAAATCATACTGAATATGATCGCTCATAATCTCCCAATCTTCTGGAGTTACAACATTCTTAAGGAGTAGTTGAGTGCGAAGCATATCATTAAACATATTTGCAAAACGCTTTCTTAGGCGTCCGACAAACTTAGAAAACTTAAGTTCATCTCTTAGAATTTCTGATGAACGTCCCAGATTGAATCCATCACCACCACCAGCAATTCTGGATTCTGGAACTCCAAGTGCCCTATAAAGTTTTTTCTGGAAATATTCAATATCTGAAAGTTCGCCAA